CCATGATGAGCGCGACCGGCCCGTCGATCTTCAGCTCGGCGCGTTCCTTGCGCGGATAGACCTGATCCTTCGCGTCGGTGCGCGCGACGACGTTCGACATCATCCAGGTCATCGGATCGGCCGCATCGCAGTTATGCACCAGCTTGCCGGCGTCGATCAGCGCGGCGCATTCCTTCATCGGCTCGGTGAAGTTCGCTGCGGTCTGCTGGAATTCGGACACCCGCACGGCGCGCGCCATAAGCCGCGTCATCAGCATGGTTGCCTGCGCGGGATCGAAGGTGATCTCGTCGACGGTGAACCGGTGCCGCAGGTCCTCGATGTCGGCTTCGATGCGCTCGAAGTCGATCATGTTGCCTTCGGTCAGGATGAGCTTCGGCGGGTCAGCGAGCGACCATCCGCGATAGTGATCCCTGCCCGCTTCCTCGACCGCGTCTTCCGGCAGGTAGTAGCGCCCGAACGTGGCGAAGCTGCCGTCGCCCAGGTTAAACAGCAGTTGCATCGCGGCGATGTCCTGCTTGCTCGCGAGGTCGAGCGCGATGGTGCAGGTCTGGCCCTCGAAGTCGTCGAGCCGCAACTCGGGCCGGTAGCAAGCCGCCCAGGCGTGCATGTTAAAGAACGCCGCCCGCGCATTGACCCAGAGGTTCAGGTGCTTCGTCTTGAAGCGGCCTTGCTCGCGCGGGTTGCGGATTGCCTCGCGCTGCCGCGCCGCGAGGAACTCGCTGGCGACGGAGATGTCTAAGTTTGGGTTCGCCTTGAGCAGCGCCTCGGGCGCCGCCCAGTCGTCATCAGGGTCCACGGTGTATTCGACGAAGAACTTCTCGTCGTCCTCGATGACGCCTTCGAGGATTTGCCGGCAGGTGAGGATCTTGTCGAAGCACGGCCCGGCGAGGTTATCGCCCGCGGTGCTGATGACCCACATCATCGGCTGCTCGCGCGCGCCCATACCGGTCAGCATGGTGTCGTATTGGTCCGACGTCTGGTGCTCGTGAAACTCGTCGATAATCGCCAGATGCGGCATCGCGCCATCGCCTGGCTTGCCGATCATCGGCTCGAAGCGCGAGCCATTGGCGGCGCGGTTGATCGTCTTGCTGTTCACCTCGACGTCGAAGAACTGGCGCAGATCGGGCCGGCCCTCTGCCATCATCCGCGCCGGGCGGAACACTTCCCAGGCCTGCTTTTCGGTACCGGCGCCGGAGTAGACTTCCGCACCATGCTCGCCGTCGGCACAGAGCATGTACAGCCCGACCCCAGCCGACAAAATGCTCTTACCGTTCTTGCGCGGCACGATGACCACGACCTCACGGAACCGCCGTTTGTCGTCCGAGCGCCGCAGCCAACCGAACGCGTTGACGAGGATAAAGCACTGCCAGCCTTCGAGCCTGATCGTCTCGCCGCGTGCCGCCCACGCGCCCTTGGTGTGCGGCATCAGTTCGACGAACTGGCAGACCCGTTCCGCCATCAGCGGCTCGAAGCGATAAGCGCCCGTTGCCTCGGCCATGCGGTCGCGGCGCCAGCGCTCGCAGGCTTGCCGCTCCCACAGGCACGCCGGGCGGCGACCGTTCAGCACGTCGGCGACGTAGGCTTCGGCGCGCTCGGTGTGCGGATGCTCGACCGGCTTACGCCGTCTTGGCATTCTCGAAGTTCTCGAATGGGTTGGTCTGATCGGCGCTCGGTGCACCGCGCAGGCGTGAGCGCGACGCTGGCGTCATACCAAACACTTCCGCACCTCGCATTGCGTCGCGAAGCGCGCGTCTGGACACCTCGATCAAGCCCGCTGGCACGTGCTCGCCGCTCGCCGCGAGTGCGGCAATCTCTTGCTCGGTTTCTTCCCAGCGACCGGCTGACTGGCAATAGCCGGCGAGCGCGAGCCGGTCGGCGACCGTCAATAAGCCGATCCGATGAAGCTCGGGAGCCACGCGACGCCATTCGGCTTTCGCGGCAGCCGACAGCATAGCGGGCGGCGTTAGAAGTTCCCGGCGCGGCTGCGGCTGGCCGAGATCGAGCGGCCGCTTGCCGGGATTGCCGGTAACGAGCTTCAGATGCGCCGGCTTAGGCTTGCGTCCACGCATTGTTACCCTCTCGCTGAAGCGTCAAAGCACTTTTGCGGAAATAAAAGTTTGGCCGCGCGCCGGTTGCTCAGAGAGGTCCCCTGGATTTTTGAGCCTCCCCCCCGGCAGTGGCGATGCCGGCAGCGACCCGGCCGGCCTGGGCTCTCACCGGGTTGCCTCCATTGCACGCTTCGATGCGAACGCGCCTTCCATTGCTGCCTTGCTGCGCTGGTGTCGATCGCAGCAGGCGCGAAGGTTTGCCCATGCGTCTGTGCCACCGAGCGCCTTTGGTGTGATGTGGTCAACGGTGGTTGCCTTCGTGCGTCTACCATCAGCGAGGCAATAAGCGCACCATGGCTGTTGCTTCAGCACGCGCGCACGCAGCATACGCCATGCGTAATCGTAACCACGGCTGTCGCTTGTCTGTTTGCCTAGTGGGTGTGACCATCGCTTGCTGTGTGGTGATGTGTGAACCGGTGGCCGTGTGGGCATTAGCTGACGCTTGCGCCCAGGATCACCACGAAGGCTGCGGCGACCGCAAGGAGGGTCCACTCGATGCCGCTGATACCGGCTACCACCAGCCCCATCTCGGACCACCGAATGCGCCGACCGCGACGACGATGACCAGCAGCAGCAGGATGAGAAACAGTGGATCGCCCGGACCGTAGTAACCACTGCGCCAGCCCCATCCTCCGCCAGCCACGAGCAGCACGATAAGCACGACCAGCAACAGCGTTATCACTGCCTGATCCTTTCCACGCTATCGAGCGGCGGCAACGTCGGTTGCCCTGGCTTCAATGGCTTTGCCCGCTTTGGCTTGGCGCGGTTCTTATCGGCTGCGCCCTCGCGATGCGGCCAGCGATCGAGGCCGTCAATAAGTCGGCGTCGGCGGATGATCCCGGCGATCGTCGCGGACGTCGTGTGGAAGCGGTCGGCAAGTAATCGCTGCGGTATGTCGGTCTCGATCCACAGCCGATGCAACTCGGCGATGTCGATCTCGGCTGCTCGCGTGAATGGCGGATGTCGAGCGTTGGTCATCAGCCGCTGCGTCGGCGGAGCAACGTCAGGCCAAGCAGGCCGACGCCCATCACGGCGAGGCCAGTTGGTTCGGGTGCGGCTGAGGCTGACACTGTGCCACTGAACGACGCGGTAAACGGTGCAATCGTCGTGCCCTGTATCGCGAGCGCCGGCGCCAGATTGCTGAACGTCAGGCCGAACGTATTGGGGGCGACCAACAGCGCCGGAGAAACCACGTCGGAAGATAGCGCCAGTTGGTCAGGTGGATTGTTGACGTTGACGACCAAGCCGGGTCCGCCGACCGCGCCGAATGCGGCATCGCTGAACGTGCCTGACAGCACATCGTTGCCCGTGCATCCCGGTCCCGTGCTGATGCAAAATGACCCGTTGTAGTGCTGGATAACCGCGGTTCCGATCGGCTGTGCCGCATCGATCGACGTTGCACTGAGGTTGAAATCGAGGCCGTTCAGCGGACCGTTGATGAACTGCGTTAGGTCGACGGTCGCATTCGTGACGCTAAGCGTTGTCTGCGAATTCGTGCCGTTCACTGTGGCCTGCACGGTATTGCTGCCACTGGTCTGGCCGAAGGCGCTGATCTGCGTCGCGTGCGCAAGTGGCGCGGCGACGATGCTGGCGATCAGGGCCAAAAGTAGCGCTCTCATCGTATGCGTTTCCTTTCAGGTGTAACCGTCGTGCTGCGTCATGGATACGCCGACAGTTTCAGGCGCACCGTCTCGCACGGCTCGATGACGGTGATGAAGTTCCGGTTGGACAGGTAGACCAGGCACTGCACGCCCCTCGCGAAGTGTCCGGTCTGAAGAGGTTCACGGATCGAGGACACTTCCCGCGGGTTCACATAGATGATCTGCCCGGCGGGCCCATGCAGTTCGACCAGCGCTATGCTGCCGGAAAGAATGGCGGCGCCAGCGATGAGGATAACCGGCACCGCCATGTGCCATCACCCGGACGGCAGAGTTTCGGGCTTGCCGCACATGACGAGGCACGCCGCACCAGGCATGCCACCGATCACGCGCAGGACGTAGGGCCGATGTCCGGCCTGACACGCCAGGACGAACTCAGCCTTGGTCTCCGTGTCGTTCAGACAGGCCTCGAACGTGTCGGCGGCACGGCTGAGCGCGTCCTCCAGCTTGTTGGTCATGCTCAAGCCTTCGGCTGCGCCTCGCCGACGCCTGGGAAATAGCCCCAGCCATAGTCCGGATGGTAACCCCAGCCACCACCTTCTGGCGGCGGCTTTGCGCCCTCAGGTGGGTTGGGCGGCGGCGGCAGCACGATCGGATGTGCCGGGTGTCCTGGGCTCGGCCAGATACCCACAGGGGGCCCACCTGGCTCATAGGGCGGCAAATATATGGGTGGCGTTGGAAACGGCTCGTTGCCACCGCCCCAGATCCCCGGCGGTGAGCCAGGCGGAATGATCGGACCACCGCCAACCGTCGGCGGGATAGGATGCTCGACATGCGGCGGCGGGCCGCCTGGCATCGGACCACCACCAACGCTCAGACCGCTCAATGCCGCGACGCCCTGGAAAGTTACGTTCTGCTGGGTGCCGTTGTCATATGTCACGGCACCGATCAGCGTCACTGGGACTGCTGCCATGTGTATCTCCTGGATTGTCTGTGTATTGTCACTGGTAGGCACGTTGCGCTGCGCCTAGGCAGCGCCAGCGGCGGGCACCGCTATGCGGCAAACATCTCCAACTGCGCCGGCTCTGGTTGCTGCACCGTGGCAACCTCGGTCAGCAGCGGAGCGTCGGCCTTGCAGCGCTCCATGGCCATGGCGGCATACGATGTGTTCAGGTCGATGCCGATGGCGTCGCGCTGCAGGCGGTCGGCGACCAGGGCTGTGGTGCCCGAGCCGATGAACGGGTCCAGCACGGTGCAGGGCACCACGCCGGCATCGTGCGTGCAGGATGGCGCCCAGCCGGTGGTGGTGATCGGATCAGCCGCGCGGGCACGCCGCAAATCGCGTCCACTCAGCTTATTTGGGGACGGTGCGCTCATCCCCGCCACAGCATCAAGCGAGTGGTCGTTGTAAGCCCCGCCATTCGTGCCGCCGCCTGACACCTGCCTGACCCACGGTGCGCCGCACTGGGCGCAGCAGCCGCGCTCGCTGGTGCCAGCCTTGATGCAGCGCTCCACCAGGGCGGTGGGGTATGTGGCAAAGTGGCTGCCGGGATACGCCTCGGTGGCGATGGTCCAGACGTTGCGGAGGGAGCGGCCGACTGGCACGTAGGCGTTCTGTCGCCAGTTCGCCTTGGCCCGCACATCGTCTGGAGCATTGGCATTCTTCGCTGCCTCGACGCCGTCCATATACGCCGCT